TATGGCACATGCCATGTATTAATAATATCAAATTAATCAAGAAAAGCAAACACCTTAATTTGTGTGTTCTTATTAGATCCCTGGAATGTTGGGGGGGGATATAAAAAAAGAAATAGGGATTGGGTGGGTGGGCTACGCCCCTGGCTGTAAAAAGCAAGGTATTTTTTGGGGGATAGCAAAAAAAAAGAATATGTGGTGGGTGGGTGGGTAGCTCGTGCCCCCTGGAATGTCAGTATTTACGGGGGGAATAGATAAAAAATCAGATTCTACAGGGCGTGAGGGTTTACTGTATGAGTATATTATCTCTGTGTGTGTGTATCTTTTAATGAATAACTTAAAGCCCTTATACTCTTTATGTTTTCCTATATAGGATAAGTAATATAAGGGCTCAATAGGTTTGAGTTGCGTTTTATTTTTTGTTCATGGGCATGAATAAAGAAGTGAGATATTTAATCACGATATTGTTATATCCTCCTACATTCCAATACATGATATTTTCTTTATCATCTCCTTCTTCACCTAGGTATTGTTTGCCTAGTTTCCAGTCATAAATAGTTGCAATTTGATTGGGTGAATTTTTTGGTTTGAATTCTATTACCCACTCGCATTGTGATTTATAACCATCAGAGTGCAGAGGCTCGCCCAACACTTCAACAAGCTTTTCATATTCCATAACAATATCTCCTTGTCCGTGTGTTCCTCCTGTTCCTGTGTGTGTGTCTTTTGAAGCAAATAATATGTCTTCTTTTTTTGTTCCGTCTTTATATGTAAATATACCTTGTCTCATTGTTTAGTCTCCTTGTTTATCTAGTTCATCAAAGTTTTGTTGCATTCTGATTGTTGTAGCTGTTTCGATTACCCAATATAAATCTTCTGTATCGAAATATTTATGATTGTGCACCCATTCAGAATTGTCTACAAAGTTTTTAAGGTCAGTTGCATCAAATCCATATTCAACAGTAAGCTGTCCTGCCTGTGAGTAATTGCCATTTATTACACTATCAACAATCTCATCAAACTGTTCTTGCGTTCTGTATTCTATTTTTTCTGTTTTCAATCTTCTGCTCTCCAGTTTTGTACATATTCATAAAGTTCTTCATCAGTTTTAGGTACATCATCAAGACTATAGGTTGTATCAACGCCTTCTGTATATCTTCCAATAAAATCACAACCTGCTTCTAAAAATGTTGCATGGACATAAAAGCCTCTCTCTTCCATGGTAGTATAAAAAGCGATAGGTGGACTCCATGCACTATCGAAGCCAAGCTCAATACAATGCAATTTCTTCTCTTCATCAAAATATGGTTTTGGGTCGTGATTCCATTGTTCGTAAATGTCCCACTTGCAACCCCAGTTCTTGATTTCCCAGTCATACCAGCCATTGTCCCCCAGGACTTCTTTCGAAGGTCTAGGAACAAAGCTGTTCATCAAGCCTTGTTCTTCTTTTAAGTCATCAGANGATGTGTCNAGAATATTTCTTACAGTTTTTTCTACAAGCTTTATTCTGTCTTCATCTTTATGCCCTAAGATAAGATTATTTTCGCACCAGTTAGGCATTTTTTTTAATCTCCTCCAGTCTTGCTGGAATTACTTTTTCATAATTACATTTAGTACAACAAACACCCTCTGCTAATGGTTGTGGGTTGTGTTGGTCATAAATGTCGTGAATTAAATCGCCACATAAAACACATGTTGAGTCATCAAGACTGTTATATGTGCCTGTGTCTTCGTTATATAATAATGATTTTACTTTACTCATATTTTTACCTCTGTTAGTTTAGTTAATCGGATAAAAGAGCAATATAGATATGTGTGTATCTTGCTCTAATATCCTATGTTTAGGTTATCGATAACTTTTGACCGAAGGTCTTTTCAACACAATTATTTTTTCTCTAAACATTGATTTATTATATCAGATTTATTCTTAATTTGAAAAAATCATAATTCATCATGCCTCGAAACCCCTTTAGAATCAACAATGTAGGGGGGGGGAATGAAAAAAGATAAATTGATCTAAATGAGGGGGGGGGTAGAGAAAAAAGAAAAACGAGTAGGAAAAATTAGCCATAATAAACCTACTCGCAAACAAAAGTAGCCTAGTAAACTAAACTAAAAACCAGGCTACCGAGGTCAGGCTTGAGTCTTGAGCCTGTTCAGTTCTTCTTTCATCTTGTCTATCTCTGCTTTCTTTGACTCTGCAACTTCTTTTCTTTTGTGTTTGATGCGTTCCTTGTTAGCTAAATAATACTCTCTTTGTCTTTGCTTGTCTTTATCGACATCATCGACAGTTCTACTATCTCGCTTGTTTTTAGCATACTCCAACAAAGAATCTCTATTTTTTAGATAGTTTTCCCTGTTCCTGGACTGTTTCTGTTCCTTATTCTTCAAGTAATACTCTCTGTTATACTCTTTGTCTGTAGACATTTATCACTCCCAGCCATCAACAGCTTGTTTTACCTCCTGGTAGCCAGGATCACTTTGATATGACTCTTTCTTCTCGTATGGTACTGCTGGTTTGATTGCAATAGATGAATCTTTTTTTCCATCTCTCTCATTAAACCACAAAGAAATGTCATAATCATTACCTGCTTTTAACACAATGTCCTCTTTGGGTGTGTATTTCTTGTTATATAGAAAAGGCGGTGGTGTCTTTCCTGTCTGTTTTATGCCTGATATTACATTATAAAAGGCTCCTGTTTCGTTTTCGTAAACCTTCTCGTTAATGAAAAGATTTATATATTTAGATTTTGCCATTAGTATCTCCATTGTTATAAATTAATTCAATCTTATGTTTGCCCTGGTATTTTTCAGGCTTTGGTGTCAGCTTTTTATCATGCACTAAACCCTCAATATAATCTTTCAAAAGCGAACCCATGTAGTCTTCATAATCTTGATTACGTTGAATCTCCCATATTTTAGTGTGCTTGGGTGTCCAATTTACAAGATGTGTTTTCTCAATATCATGCCCTTGGTGGCTCATTATCATCTGCTGACCATAAACCTGCCATAAATGCTCTTCAGGGAACTCAGAATAGGTGTTTTTACCCATAGCTGAACACTTAATCTCAATCAAACATGTTCCTGACAATCCATCAGGCGTTGTTGATAATCCAATTCCATCATGCCAACCTGGAATAACGAAACTTTCCTGTTCATCAAGAATGTATTTTGGCATTTTACGATTCAACTTAATCCATTTAGCTACGCCATTGACTTCGTGTTTTGTGCCCCAGTCGATGTACTTGGTGTCCCAAATCTTTTTCTGTGTGCATGTTTTATCATACTCTAATTGCTTTTTGCGTGATGTCCTAAGTCCCATGCAGTATGACTTAAACATCGAGCTTCTTAAGTTCTCAATCACTCTCATACTCCTTGTTCTCTGCTATAGCTTCAGCGATTGCCTGTTCATTGGTTTTTTTTCTTTGCTCTTCTTGTTCTGCTTCTTTGAATCCACTTGATGGTGCAAAGTCATCGCCCATCATGTCAGATTCTGTGTACATTCCTGAGTTTGTCAGTTCTGTTACAACCCTATCGAAAGCCCTTTTCTGCGCCATTGCAGTAGGATAAGCATTTTTGTTGTTTCTTGGGTGTGCTTCGCCTAGCGCTGAACATTGTCGATCTCCCCATGTGCCTGTTACCTGGCATACAACTATGCCCCTATGCACATCACACTCAACAACCTCATACTTGCCAAAGATTATGCCTTCTGTTTCAGCAACTCTCTGCATTGTTGGGTGCGTTGGTACTGCTTTACCAAAACAGTCCCAGTAAGATTTTCTTTCTAGGTTATATTTCTTATGCCATTCGTATTGGTGTGAAGTCATACCTAATTCTTGCACTAACTCCTGGTCTTCTTTTGGTAATTTATCTAGTTTCATTGTCATTATCCTCGTTTTTTAGATGTTCTTGGTGCATTTCATCGCTGGTTTTGTTTAGATTTTGCTCTAACCAGTCAATAAAATCTTTTTTTGACTTTGTCTGATGTGCCTCACGCACCTCAAATAGTGTAAAAATGTCCATGATTTATCCTTGTTTTGTTTACTTTCTTAATTCTAAAGGAAGATTAATCAAAAAACAACTTAATTTGGACTTCAATTTAAGATAATATTAATATATATTAAATACACACACATACATAGATGTATATGTGTATGTGTATATAAAATATAAAAGTAGATATATATATAATATATATATATATAAAAACAAGGAGAAAAAATGAGCAAAGAGGAATTTGATTATTTCTGTACTCAATGTAACCAGGCCTATCCTAAACAGCTGGTTATGAATGAAACAGAAAAGAACTTTATGGCTGTTGCAATAAGAGATTACACAGTAAAAGATTGCATGAACGCCCTGGCATTGCATGTTCAGAAATCAGAGTGGCGACCTAAGGTTTGTGATATAACAAAATATCTTCAGCAATCAGATCAACAGATTCTAAATACATTCCAAATGTTTTTTGACAGAAAAGAAGTTGCTGACAAAAGGGCTGTTGATATTTACAGGAGAATGGGTGGTTTGAAGCTAAACAAGATGTCGATTACTCAGCTAGAAGACAAAAAAGAATTGTTCCTGTCGCTTTACAAACAAGGTGAAGCAGAGGAAAAGTTTGATGAGTTGCCAAAATCAATACAAAATAAACTAATTGGAATTATAAAATGATTGAGTTTGGTAAGGGGGACAGGCAAAGACCTGTAGATAAAGATAAATATAATAAAAACTATGATGAAATATTCAGGAAAAAGAATGACAAAACAAAAGATAACACTAAAAAAAACTGATAGAACAGGAAAAGTTATCAGACAACACCAAGTAAGCGTCTACCAGGAGTGCGTAGATAAATTAAAATTACTTTCTAACAACCATAAGGATTGTGTTGAGGATTACAACATGGCTATCACAAAAGATGAAGCTGATGTGTGTAAGATTGCTGCAAAAAAAGCATTTGACAGGCTAGAAAGTTATGCAAATTCTGTGATTGAGTTCACAGATGAAATAGAGAAGAAACATGACTATAAAATTAACTGATGAATCAGCAGAACAGTATTTAGAACAGTACAGAAAACATGGTATGAGCTATGCTTTTCACAACTCTGAGCTAAATAAATTTGAGCGTAAATTAGATTTTCAAAAAGCATCTAACCTTGTATCTAACCAGGAGAAAGTTAGCGTAACCCACGCAAAAGCACAGGCTACAGCTAATGAAAACCTATTAGATATCATGGAAACCATTGCACATCATGAGCACGAAAGAGACAAATCTTATACAGAAATGCACTACTTCAGAATGAAGTTCGATGGTTGGAAGGCAGAGACTTTTAGGAAATCTAACGAAGAGTATTTTGAACAAAAAGTATATACAAAAACATAGGAGAAAAAATGAAACTATTCAAAATTTATAATAAATTAACAGACAACGCTAACAAAGAATATAAATTTCTAGCACAATGCAAGTCTAATCATTTAGACAAGGCACGAGAAATAATAGCATTTTTAGAGGAGCAGGATATAGATTTATACAGAATGCCTGATTACGATAACAGCGATGAACCGAATACTGGAAGTGGTTTTTATCTTTTTAACAAAGAAGCGACAGTTTTCGACAGAATGGGAGTAGAAAACATAAATACAAGAAGAGACGCAGAAGATATATATGAGAAAAATTATGATAGACCTGATGTTTATATAATAGCAATGGCATTACAAAAAATATTCGGAGATTATGATACTGCGCCAGGAGACAATAATGCACAAAGTAAAAGTCAATAAAAATTACCATGGCGTATTGTCTGTGCGTGATTATGATTGCATAAAGGGAGTAAAGCTCGGGGGTATGCAAGTTGTACACAATGGGAAAATAGTCCTGGAAATAGATCCTGAAGGGTTAAACATGGCTTTGAGGAACAATCCTAACAAAGCAAACAAGTCTAAGTTTCCGCCATTTAATACATACAAGCTGGTAGATTTTAGATATTCTAAAGAAGAAACAGAAAGCAAACAAACTACGCTGTTATGAGGTAAATAAATGATAACTAAAGATGATATAAGTAAAAAAGATATGATCGATGCTATAAACGAAATCGAAAGTATTCAACGAGTTTATGATGCAAAAAACGAGGATAATTGGAGTGAAGGAGATTATGCAAAAGGTTTTAGTGACGGGCAAGATGAAATATTACGTGGTATAAATGATATTTTAGATACCTTGAGATATAAAATTGAACAAAAAACTAAACAAAAAGAATATAAAAAACCTGAGATAGTTAGATAAAACTAAGTAATGCCTAAGAAAGGACAATACATTAGCAAAGAAGAAAAGAAAGAAATGGATAGAAAAGCCAGGTGGGGCTGTGTAGTCTGTAGGAAAATGGACATGTCAGTTATAACACCAGCACAAATCCATCACATAAGGAAGGGAGCAGGAATGGGACAAAGGGGTAACTCGACTATACCTCTTTGTTACCACCATCATTTATCAACGAAGTGGGGTATACATGGTATGGGCACGAAAGCCTGGACTAAGTTGTACGGCACAGAGCACGAACTTTTAGCATTTTATGAGGAACACAAAGATGAATAAAGAGTTGCTTACAATACTGGTACCAAAGACAGCGTCATTAGAAAAATCATCACACGCTCATGATTCGATAACACCTGAAGATGTTAATACTATCTTGTCTTATTCTAATCTTAACAAGCAAGAGTATAACTTTTTGTTAATGAAATTTATCAATGAAACATCATCAGAAAATATGTTTTACAGAAGCATACTGAGTTATTACAGAAACAGATACAAAGAGATTGATTATGATTTTTTAAATAAAATGGTAAACCTATCAATAATAGAATGTTGCAATCCAGTATGTCCTATCTGTCATGGAACTGGGGTTTTAAAAACGATGAACAGCATTAGTGTGTGTCCTCATTGCACAGAAGGAATATTTAATTTTACAGAAGATGTAAGGATGACTTTGTTGCAAGTAGATAAGAAACAATACGCTATTTGCAAAAAGAGATATGAGAGAATGGTTGAGCATATTAGAAATATTGAAACATCTGCTCTTTCAAAAATAGGAGATGTTGATGTATACTTCGAAAAGCTTAACTTTTAGTCGATCACAAGGGGTGGTCGGTATAAAGAGATGTTATAGCCAGGTAGGTACGACATACCTGCCTGGTACTTACAAAACATGAAAAAGAATTATTATGTTTACAGAGCGACCGTAACATTTAGTGGTGCTGTTAGTGCTGTTGATGAAATAGAAGCTATCGATAAGATTGTAAAAGATAGCGAGAGATTGCCTGAGATGGTGATGTTTAAACCAAGTGAAGTAAAAGTTAGAAAAGTACAGAAGAAACCTGAGAAAGGATTATACCATGACACGAAATACGAGCTTTAGTCAGGACGGTTATTTTAAAGTGGAAGGATTTGACAATGCTATTGTCGGTGTAACTGAATCTATCGAACCAAAAGTAGTTTACGACAAAGACAAGTTAATAGAAATTCTAATAACAGTAGATAAAATGACAGAGGAAGATGCGGTTGATTACATTTATCACAGCATTGCTCCCCTGGAACAAGTTATTGTAATTGACTCGTCAGATTTAGAAATAAAGTAGCCCTAGAATCTCTGTAATCGCTTTATTTTAGAGTGTGGTTGCCTATGGTATACCTTAATGTGTAACTCTTTTCTTTTATTTTAGGCTTACTCTCAGCTGTGTTTGAGTTCTGTTCTTCTTTAGGTGCAGTTTTCTCCATTACTTTCTTAAGTCCTGGTACTTTTTGACTCAATGTAGCGATTTTCTCTGCTAACTCCTGGTCATCTAGTTTTTTAAACTCTTCTTTTTCTACATTCAGATTAATATTCTGATCGCTTGAATAACCAGCCAGGTCTAATATCCTTTCTGCTGATTTTAATTTACACATATCGTTAGCTGACTCACTCATAAGAAATCTTAACAAGTCTATTGAGTCTGAAGCAAAGCCTTCTAACTTGGTTTGGTTCTTTGCTTTTAAAGTTTCTGCGCGTTTAAGAATATCTGACGCATACTTGTCTTTTAGATAGACTCCCATTCTTTGGGAGTCACCAGTCCACCCAGCTTTCTTTGCACTTGCTGTGGCATTACTGGCAGTATCTCCATTTGTAAAATAATCTACAAATAACTTTCCTTTTTCTGCATCTATTTTTTTTGGCATGATTACCTCAACGGGTTGTCTGATCTAGCTTTTATCTCATCTACTTTTGCTTTGAGTACGGCTATTTCAGCTTTGTTAATTGCTATGTCTTGTTCTAATGGTTTAATGTTTACCGCCTTTTGTGATTCGAGAACATCAACTCTTGTAATTAATTGTCCTTGATAAACAAAAAGCCCTGCTATTGTTATGACTAGACCTATGCCAGTCGCTA